TCAGGGAATCTCCCTCTAGTCCAGACCAGTGTTGTTCATCACAGTCCGTTTAACACCGATCCGAGCCAGTCGTAGCCAATCGTGACCAATCAAGACCAATCGCCGAGGGGGCTAACGGAACCCCGTATTCACACGCCATTACACACAGGCAAAAGCCGCATGCAAGAGGTTGCAGATTTAGCTGACCTTTTAGAGATGCCTTTATTGCCGTGGCAGCGTTGGGTTTTAGATGATTATTTAAGTATTGGCGAAGATGGAAAGTTTCGGCGCAAGGTGGGCGGCCTACTTATCGCTCGACAGAACGGAAAGACCCATCTTGCCCGAATGCTCATTTTGTGGAAGCTATTACAAGGCGAAAAGGTGCTTGCTATGTCCTCTAATAGAAATATGGCCTTAGACACCTTTCAAAAGGTGGCAGGGCTATTTGAAGAATTCCCATTCCTTAAAAGTCAGGTCAAAGCAATACGCTATGCAAATGGAACTGAAAAGATATTACTTAATAACGGCGGCTTATATGAAGTTGCTGCTGCCACTCGCGATGGTAGCCGTGGCAAAACTGTTGATTTCCTTTATATTGACGAGCTTAGAGAAATTAGCGAAGATGCATGGACGGCTGCTAGACCAACTACAAGAGCAAGACCTAACTCGCAGACTTTCACGACGTCTAACGCTGGTGATGCATTTTCAACAGTTCTTAACGATATGCGCGAAAGGGCTTTCGACTATCCACCTCCAGAGTTCGCGTGGTATGAATACAGCGCTCCTCAATTTGCTAAAATTGACGACCGAAAGGCGTGGCAAGCTGCGAATCCTGCGCTGGGATATTTATTTGATGAAAGTGCTATTGCTGAATCGGTCGCAACGAATTCTATTGAATCAACTAGAACCGAAACGCTTTGCCAGTGGGTTGATTCGCTCGCATCGCCGTGGCCTAACGGATCATGGGAAGCAATCGGCGAAAAAGATTTAACTATTCGAGAGGGCGCATACACTATCTTCGCTTTCGACAAGGCTCCGTCTGGCAGATTTGCCAGCCTTGTCGGGGGCTGGATAATGGAAGATGGTCGAATTGGCGTAGCGGTCATTCAGACTTGGGAAAATAGCGTTCAAGTAGATGATTTGAAGATAGCAGCTGATATTAAGGGCTGGATAGACAAGTTCAAGCCTCGTTTAACTTGCTACGACAAATATGCCACTCAAACCATCGCAGATAGGCTTTCAAGAGCTGGAGTTATGGTTGAAGACGTATCGGGAGCGCAGTTCTATCAAGCTTGTGGTGATTTGCTCGACACTATTGTAAATATGCGCATGGCTCACCCAATGCAACCAGAGCTGGATAAACAAATGAATAACGTAGCCGCTAAAACCAACGATAGCGGTTGGCGTATTGTAAAACGTAAATCGGCTGGCGATGTATCGGCTCCTATTGCCCTAGCAATGGTTGTCCATCAGCTTCTAAAGCCTATTGCGAAACCAGCAATTTATTCACTCGAATAATAGTTGAAAATTCAACTATTCTGCTATACTTATACATATGGGTATATTTTCGCGTAAGACCACATCACCAGACACTTCATCGTCTAACTCGATCTTGGCGCAATATGCCCCTCAGGTTATGGGTGAAAACCTTAATCAATTAGTTACCTATATAACTCCAAGATTACAACGCAATGACGCAATGAAGTGCAGTGCATTAGCACGCGCACGCAATCTAATTTGCGGAACTGGCGCAACCATTCCAATGGCGTTATATCGTAAATCTACTGGAGAAGAATTAGGTTCTCCTGTGTGGCTAGAACAACCATCACTAGCGCAACCAAGATTTGTGACTATTAGCTGGACGTTGGACAGCCTCATGCTGTATGGCGTTGCATATTGGGAAGTTACTGAAGTCTATGACGAGGACCTCAGACCTAAGCGATTTGAATGGGTTGCAAATACTCGCGTTACTTATGATTTAGATTTATACAACACAACTGTAAATCAATATTACGTTGATGGTTTCCCTCGGCCGATGTCTGGTATCGGTTCGTTAGTTACCTTTCAAGGATTTGATGAGGGAGTATTAGCTCGCGGATCACAAACTATTCAAGCAGCTTTAGATGTGCAACGCGCAATGGCAGTCGCAGCAGCAACTCCATTTCCAACTGGCGTAATTAAAAACACTGGCGCAGACATGACGCCGCAAGAAGTTCAAGGAATTCTAGGTGCATGGAAGCGCGCACGCGATACACGCGGAACTGCATTTTTAACTGCAACCCTGGATTACACTCCTACTTCATATTCACCTAAAGACATGGTTTATGCAGAAAGTTTGCAATATCTTTCAACAGAAGTTGCACGTCTTTGCAATATCCCTGCTTATATGCTTTCAGCAGATATGAATAATTCTATGACTTACTCAAACGTCATGGACGAGCGAAAGCAATTCTTTGCATATTCTCTTATGCCATATCTTGATGCTATTGCAGCTCGTTTATCTATGAACGACATTACTGCAAATGGCAATGAAGTTCGCTTTGAAGTAAATGATACTTTCTTACGCACTGAACCATTAGAGCGTTTAGCGGCAATAGAGAAAATGCTACAACTCGACCTAATCACAGTAGAGCAAGCGCGTGAAATGGAAGAACTAACACCACAAGGAAATGACGAGGTTCGTTAATGGATAACAAAATCCTAACCTTTAGCGCGGATATTACCTGCGATGCAGAAAAGCGCACTATCTCTGGCAAAATCGTTCCACTAGGAACAGGCGAAGTCGGTAACACTAGCGCAGGTCGCGTAGTGTTTGAATCTGGCTCAATTAAACTTCCAGATGATCCAAAGAAAATTAAATTACTTAATCAGCACAACGTAAAAGAGCCTCTAGGCCGCGCTCAGTATTTCACAGAGGGCGCAGATGGACTTTATGCTTCATTTAAGGTCAGTGCCAGCAACAGAGGTTCAGAAGCTTTGATTCTTGCTAGCGAGGGATTGCAAAGCGGCCTGTCTGTCGGCGTAGAAGTAGAAAAGTCATTTAACAAAGCGGGAGTAATGCATGTTACTGCTGCTAATTTGTTCGAAGTAAGTTTGGTAACAGAGCCAGCCTTTAAGTCTGCTCAGGTTATCGATGTCGCGGCATCAGAAGAAGCAGAAACACCTGCTGATGAAGATGCAACCACACCTACAAAAGAAAGCGAGGAAACTGTGGAGAATACTCCAGAAGTTTCAGCAGCTCCAGAGGTAGAGGCAGCATCAGTAGAAGCCGCCGCACCAAAGGTAACCGCTGCAAAGGTTTATGCGCAAGAGCGCGTTAAGCCACTAACAGGCGCTGAATATCTTTCAGCAAACATCAAGGCAGCAATGGGAGATGATGAGGCTCGCCGCATCGTTCGCGCTGCTGACGATTCAACATCAACAAACACAGGTCTAACACTTGCACCACACCTACAGACCTTTATCACCGACACATTCACTGGCCGACCAGCGTTTGAAGCAGTAACACGTTCAGCACTTACAGAATCAGGCATGAGCTTCACAGTTCCACGTTTGTATGTAAATAATGCAACTGCTAACACTGCTCCAACAGTGGCAGACACAAACGAGGGTTCTGCACCATCTGAAACAGGCATGACTTCAAGCTACGACACAGTAAACGTTAATAAGTTTGCTGGTTTGCAGCGCGTTTCATGGGAACTAATTGACCGCTCATCACCAGCGTTCATGGATCTTATGATGACCGAACTTCGTAAGGCTTACGAAAAAGCAACAGATGCAGCTCTTATTGCAGAATTAACTTCAGCTGGAACACAGGCAACAGGCGTAGCTGCAACCGCAGCTGGCTTACAGTCATTCATTGCAACTGAATCAGCAGCAGCATACAAGGGAACTGGTGGCGATTACGCTAACAAGCTTGTTGCTTCAACTGACCAGTGGGCAGCAATCATGGGTTACGCAGATTCAACAGGTCGTGCGCTTTACTCAGCTGCTACACCAACTTACAACGCATCTGGCGTTGCAGTTCCAACATCAGTTCGTGGAAACATCTTAGGAACCGATTTAATCGTTGATCATAACATTGCAACTTCTGGCATTGTTGATGAATCAGCATTCCTAATTGCACCAAGCTCGGTATATGCGTGGGAATCACCAACAACCCAACTTCGAGTAAATGTGCTTACATCAGGTGAAGTAGAAATCGCACTTTACGGCTACCTAGCACTTTACGTTGCTAAGTCAGGTAAGGGCGTTCGCCGCTTCA